ACAGCGCAGTCACCTCAAGTCTTTATGTTTACAGCCCGCTCACCAACGGCTTTTATCCGCGTGCGTTGCGGGACGTGTACGACGATGCCGGAAGCTGGCCGGATGATGGCATTGCGGTCAGCGATGTTGTTTACCGTGAATACCAAACCCTTCCGCCACCGGAGGGGAAAATGCGGGTTGCGGGCACTGACGGTCTGCCCGCCTGGGGGGATGTTCCGCCGCCGACGGTTGAAGAACGCAAGGCCGAAGCCGTCACGGCCTTGTCCGCGCTGATGGCAAAAGCGAACGCCGCTATCGCACCTTTGCAGGATGCCGTCGATATTGACGATGCCACGGAGGCGGAACGGGCAAGCCTGACCGCCTGGAAAAAATACCGCGTCGCCCTTAACCGGCTGGATTTGTCTGCCGCGCCGGATGTTACCTGGCCTGAAATCCCCGCTTAATTCATGTAATTCATGCCCCGAAAGGGGCTTTTTTGTATCGAGCACAGTCATATCTGACCATGCAGGACATAACGTTTTCGGTACCGCATAGACAGATGTGACTGTGCTGCAGCCACGTTGTGCCATTGTTCAAACATCCTTCCCGCCGTGCCTGCGCCGATACAACACGCGATGATTGACCTCACCCCAATCACAGGAAAAAACACCATGGCTGATTATCATCACGGCGTGCGCGTTGTTGAAATCAATGACGGCACCCGCGTTATCTCCACCGTTTCCACCGCCATCATCGGGATGGTTTGCACCGCAGAGGATGCGGACACGGCGACCTTCCCGCTGGATACGCCGGTACTCATTACTAACGTGCTGACCGCCGCCGGTAAGGCCGGTAAAACCGGCACGCTGCGCGCATCCCTGATGGCTATCGCCAACCAGGCTAAACCGGTTGTTGTCGTGGTACGCGTCGCCCAAGGCGAAACCGAGGCGGAAACCACCTCCAACATCATCGGCGGTTCGGATGAAACCGGCATGTATACCGGCATGAAAGCCCTGCTGTCCGCGCAGACTGAACTCGGCGTAAAGCCGCGCATTCTCGGCGTGCCGGGTCTGGATAACCAGGAGGTGGCGACGGCGCTTGCCGCCGTCTGTCAGCGGTTGCGTGCATTCGGCTACATCAGCGCATACGGCTGTAAAACGGTCTCTGATGCCATCAAGTACCGCGACAATTTCAGCCAGCGTGAGCTGATGGTCATCTGGCCGGATTTCGTGGCCTGGAACACCACCACCAACGCCAGCGACATCGCCCCCGCTACCGCTTACGCCCTCGGCCTGCGTGCCAAAATCGACGCGGAAACCGGCTGGCATAAAACGCTTTCCAACGTCGGGATCAACGGCGTCACCGGCCTGTCGGCGAGCGTGTACTGGGATTTGCAGACCCCCGGCACCGACGCTGACCTGCTGAACCAGGCGTGTGTCACCACCCTTATCCGCAAAGACGGCTTTAAGTTCTGGGGGCAGCGCACCTGCTCTGACGATCCGCTGTTCCTGTTTGAGAACTACACCCGCACCGCGCAGGTGCTGGCGGACACGATGGCGGAAGCGCACCTGTGGGCGATGGACAGGCCAATGACCCCGACGCTTATCAAAGACATGATTGCAGGCATTAACGCCAAGCTGCGCGAAATGAAAACCGCCGGTCTGATCATTGACGGCAACTGCTGGTATGACCCCGAAGCGAACACCGTCGATACGCTGAAAGCGGGCAAGCTGTTCATTGATTACGACTATACGCCGGTGCCGCCGCTGGAAGATTTAACCCTGCGTCAGCGCATCACCGATCAATACCTGGCGACGTTCGCCACGTCCGTTAACAGCTAAGAGGCGCTAAACCATGGCACTGCCTAAAAAACTGAAATACCTGAACCTGTTTAACGATGGGAACAGCTACCTCGGCACGGTCAGCGCGCTGACGCTGCCGAAGCTGACCCGCAAGCTGGAGAACTATCGCGGCGGCGGCATGACCGGATCGGCCTCCATTGATTTCGGCCTGGACGACGACGCGCTGACCTTTGAGTGGACGGTGGGCGGACTGGATGAATTGGTGTTGCAGCAGTGGGGCGCGGTCGATGCCGTGCCGCTGCGCTTTGCCGGTTCCTTCCAGCGCGACGACACCGGCGGCACCTCCGCCGTGGAAGTCACGATGCGCGGACGTCACAAGGAAATGGATTTTGGCGAGTACAAGCAGGGTGAAGACACCGAAACCAAAATCACCACCCAGTGCACCTATTTCAAGCTCACGATTGACGGTAAAGACATGATTGAAGTCGATACCGTGAATATGGTGGAAATCGTCGGCGGCGTTGACCGCGTGGCACAGCACCGCAAAAACATCGGCCTGTAACCCCTAACCCGCGCCGGACACCGGCGCGAAACCTCACCTTTGAAGAGAGACACCGCTATGTCAGAACACAATGAAAACATCGTTATCCTGGAAGAACCGATCAAGCGCGGCGAGATGGAAATCAGCCAGGTTGAAATCATCAAGCCGAACGCCGGACACCTGCGCGGGATTGGCCTCGCCTCCCTGGCGAACGCCGACGTGGACGCGCTGACCGTCATTCTGCCGCGCATCACCCTCCCGAACCTGACGACACAGGAGTGCAAAAGCCTCAACCTGCCCGACCTGATTGCGCTGGCGGGCAAGGTGATCGGTTTTTTGTCGCCGAAATCGGAGCTGTAAAATTTCCCCCATACCTGCAAGTCGATGATCTGATGGCGGACGTCGCGGTGATTTTTCACTGGCCGCCGTCAGAACTGAACCCGATGACCCTGACCGAGCTGCTGGTGTGGCGTCATAAGGCCATGCAGCGCAGCGGAGCCGACAGTGAGTAATTTAAAATTAGAGGTGCTGTTAAAGGCGGTAGACCAGGCAACCCGCCCGTTTAAAGCTGTTCAAAATGCCAGTAAATCCCTGTCTAACGATATTCTCGGCTCACAAGCCACCCTTAAAAACCTGAACGCCCAGGCCGGAAAAATTGAGGGATTCAGGAAATCCAGCGCCCAGATGGCCGTCACCAGCCAGAAGCTGAAAGACGCCAAAGCCGAGGCGGCGGCGCTGGCGATCCAGTTCAGGAACACCGCGAACCCGACCCGTGCGCAGACGCAGGCCATGGAGTCAGCGAAGCGCACAGCCGCAGAGTTGCAGGCCAAATTCAACGGCCTGCGGCAGTCTGTGCAGCGTCAGCGTGCCGAACTGTCCGAGGCCGGGATCAGCACGCGCAACCTGTCCGAGTCTGAGCGCCGACTGAAAGCCTCCATCAGCCAAACCACCGCCCAGCTCAACCAGCAGCGGGGATCTCTGGCACGCGTCAGCGCACAGCAGGCAAGGCTAAACGCGGTCAGCGCCCGTTATGAGCGCGGCAAGGCGGCGGCGGCAGGCGTGCGCAACGGCGGCGCGGCGGCGCTTGGCGTGGGGACGGCTGCCCTGTATGCCGGTAGCCGGTTAATGGCACCCGAAGTTCAAAGCCAGCACAGCGGCGCGTTGATTGCCGCGCGTCAGGGTGAAGACTCTGCGAAGGGTGGCGATTACACCCAGGTTATTCAGCGCATTAACAGTTCGGGCGTCAGTGAAGATATTGAAAAAATCACCGAAGCCGTGTCTGCGGTTCGCAGCACCCTTGGCACAATGGGGGATGTCGGCTCCGCAGAGTTGGAGCGCATCACCCGTAAGGCGCTGGATATGCAAACGGCCTTTGGCGGTGAAACCGCTGAAAGCATCCAGATAGCCGCCATCATGATGAAAAACGGGCTTGCGGGCAGCAGTGACGAGGCGCTGGATCTGATCACCGCCGGGATGCAGCGCGTCTCTGCCCAAATGCGCGGAGAGATGCCGGAAATCCTGCATGAGTATTCCACGCACTTTCGCAACCTCGGATTTAGCGGCGCTGAGGCGATGTCTCTGCTGATTGATATGTCGAAACAGGGGAAGTTCGCCCTTGATAAAACCGGCGATGCGATTAAAGAGTTCAGCATTCGCGGTTCTGATATGTCAAAAGCCAGCGTGTCTGCGTATCAGCAGATCGGACTGAATGCCGAAAAAATGTCACGGGCAATCGCGAAAGGCGGCGCCGGGGCGCGGACGGCGATGCAAAAAACGGCCAAAGGGTTGTTATCCATCAAAGACCCGGCTGCGCGGGCAAATGCGGCCATCGCGCTGTTTGGGACGCCGATTGAGGATTTATCGATTGACCAAATCCCCGCATTTCTTGGCGCGCTGGCGGGGGCTAAGGATCAGCTCGGGGATGTCAGCGGTGCCGCTGAGAAAATGGGGGACACGTTGCGGGATAATTTATCCGGTGATGTTGCGCGTCTGCAAGGCAGCTTTGCCCGGCTGCGCTTTACCGCGTTTAAAGAAATGGATGAACAGCTGCGCAAACTCACGCAAACCGCCACCGGTTGGCTGGATAAACTCAACGCCTGGGTAAGCGCAAACCCCGAATTGGCTTCCAATCTTGTCACTATTGCCGGGGCTGTTACGGGCTTGGTTGCCGTGCTGGGTGCAATCGGGTTAGTAGTCTGGCCTGTCATGACGGGGATTAATGCACTGATTGCCGGTGCGGGATTCTTGAGTGCGGGTTTCAGTATCGCGGGCAGTGCCATTGTTGCCGCCATCGGCGCGATAACCTGGCCGGTGATCGCCGTCGGTGTGGCAATCGTCGCCGCAGCGTTGCTTATTC